AGACGGGAAATGGCTGCACCAACTCATACCACTTGGTGGTCAGATATTTCTTTATGCCGACTGGGGCAGCGATCAGCAGGAGATTTTCCGGGGTACCGTATTTTCCTGGGACTATCGCACAGATCCGCTGGGGCATTTTACGATTACTGCTTACGATCAGCTCATTTACCTTATGAAGAGCAAGGATGACCGTTTCTATAAGGCTGGCCAGACTGCAAAGGCTATCATCGAGGATATTGCCAAGGCCTGGAGAATACCATTGGGGACGGTGGAGGGGCCGGATACACCCCTTGCAAAGCAGGTTTTTAGAGGAGATACACTGGGAGACATGATCTACTCTGTGCTTGACCAGGCCAAAAAAAGAGGGGCCGGTAAGTGGATTGTACGAAGCAAGCAGGGCAAAATTGATGTGATCAAACCGGGACAAAACAGTCCGGTTTATTGTTTCACGCATGATGAAAACGTAGATAGCATCCAGGACCGGCAGGATATTGAAGACCTTGTCACCCGAGTGAAAATTATTGGCGCAGAAGACAGTGAATGCAAAGCTCCTGTTGTGGCCCAACTGGACGGTCGGACTGAATTCGGGACGCTTCAGGAAGTAGTCTATCAACGCCAGTTTGACGATGCAGCGGCTGCCAAGGCCGCCGCGCAGGACATTTTAAAAGAGCGAGGCCAACCAAGGAAGCAAAGGAAAGTGTATGCCCCAGACTTGCCATTCCTCCGCAAAGGAGATAAGATATATATAGCTGCAGGTACTTTGATTGGATATTATATCGTTTCCAGCGTTATCCATGATGCAACCAACCGAATCATGGTAATGGAGGTGGAGGACGTTGGCTAACAGCGGGGCAAGTAAGCTGGCGCAAGTGATAGCCGAAAGGATAAGCACCCAAACAGCCAAGCCAGATGCGTTGGAGCTAGGTAGCATTCAGGGAGACTTGAGCCTAAAGCTGGATCGGTTTGCCGTGCCGATACCCAAGGGGGAATACTTGGTTTGTCGGACATTGACTTTACCAGACCCAATGACTAAAACCGTTGAAGGCCAAGGTACCCATCCTCACGGACCGAGTGGTGAACACGCTCAATATACTGGAACCGGTATTCATAGCCATCCGGGAGACGAAGGCGCTCACGTTCATGACATAGTAAGACCTGAGCAACTATCACCGCTCAAGCCTGGGGATAGAGTTTTAGTGGCTTGGGTCAATGGAGGTATTGATCCGGTAGTTATTGATGTGGTGGTGAGCTCATAATGCCTAATTTATATCCGACTTTTGAACTACCAACAATAGTTGAACAAGAACAGCCCCAGCTTGCGCCGGAATATCCGAAAAGTTATCTGTTCGATTTTGAGAAAGGAGATTTTGTCGTAGATGGCGCTGGGCGTATAGTGATAGTAGATGGATATACAGCATGGGTACAATGGTGTGTAAAAGCAATAATGACCGAAAGATTTTCCTACCTTGCTTATAGCGGGAATTATGGCGTGGAAATAGATAAAGCGTTAAAGCAACCTACCCGTGCCGCAGTAGAAACGGAAGTAGAAAGAACGATTACTGAGGCTTTGCTAGCTGATCCCAGAACATACGTAATAAGAGATTTCTCATTTGAATGGAGAGGTAATGAACTGTATGTCAGTTTTACCGTAATTCCTGTCGTAGGCGAGGTGACCCGGATTGAGGGGGTGAGGTTGGGTGCCGTATGAACTTCCAATTCCTGATTATTTGAAGGAAGATGAGGAAACGATACATCGGAGGATGTTGGAAAAAGCTCCGCCTGGAATAGATACAAGCAAAGGTAGTTTTTTCTGGGATTCCACTCGTCCTGGAGCAATTGAAAAGGCTCAATTAGTCCAATTCACCTTACAAAATTTACTCCAGGTATTCTTTGTCCAAACCAGCTATGGTCAATATTTAGACTACCTTGGTCAGGTCAGAGGGGTAACGAGATTACCTGCAACGTCTTCGACCGGGAAAGTAAAGTTTACTGGACAACCGGGTACAGTAATTAACGCAGGAACACGAGTGTCCACTCAATCATCTGCCAATTCACCCGCTATCATTTTTGAGATTACTGAAAGTGGAGTAATCAATGAACAAGGCGAAGTAACGGTTAGTGCAGTATGTACAGAGGCTGGAACGAGTGGTAATGTTCCTCCCGGTACAATAGTCCTTATGGTTGAGCCAATAGAAGGAGTCGCATCAGTAACAAACCCGGAACCCTTCGCCGGCGGAACCGATATAGAAGACGATGACACCTTCCGGGAAAGGATTTTGGATTCATTGAGAATTCCCGCTACTAGCGGTAACAAAGCTCACTACAGGCTTTGGGCAAGGGAAGTCCCGGGTGTTGGAGATGCGAAAGTTTTCCCCTTGTGGAATGGGCCAGGGACAGTAAAAGTGGTAATCGTAGACAGAAACAAGAGAGTGGCCAACTCAGAATTGTTGGATGCGGTAACAACTCATATTGAAGAAATGAGACCTATCGGAGCAGAGGTTACTGTGGTCAGTGCAACGGAAAAACAGATAAATATCACAGCGGACGTTTCACTGGCTAGTGGTTACACTATTGGTTACACTATTGTCCAAGTCCAGCAATTGTATGAAGAAGCTGTAACTAATTTCTTCAAAGAAATAGTGTTGGGTGAAACTTATGTAAGCTATGCCCAGTTAGGAAAGATACTCCTGGAAACCCCGGGCGTAGGAGATTACGCAAACATGTTGGTAAATGGAAGCGCTGCCAATGTACTATTAGGGGAGGAAGAAATACCTGTATTAGGGACGGTTACATTGGAGGTGATATAATATATGGCAAAATATGGAAAAAGTTTGTATGGAATTTTACAATACGGCGAAGAGACTCAACCCGATGAAAAAGGTATTGAACCTTACAAACCAGATTTGATGAGGTATCTTCCTCAGAACAAATCATTCTATTTGAATTCGGAAATCATGAAAGCGATTCAGGACGCCTACGCAATAGAATTCGGATACATTTATTTCTTCCTCGAAGACTTCTTGAAACAATTTTTGACGCCTGCTACAGCAACGTGGGGATTGAGTTTTTGGGAAGAACAACTGGGCTTAAAAACAGATGTTTCAAAAAGTTACGAGGAACGCCAAGAAATAATAATGTCGAGACTTCGAGGCATAGGAACTATTGGTAGAGATGTAATAAAACGTGCCGCAGAGGTTTTTTCTGGCGGGGAGGTAGAAATAATTGAGTATCCAGCTGAATACAGATTTGTGGTAAAGTTTGTTGGGGTTCGAGGCGTTCCGAAAAACATGGCCTCTTTCATCGAAATGATTGAGGATTTGAAGCCTGCCCACCTAGTGTATTCGTTTGAATATACGTTCGCTTGGTGGGATTTGTTGAAGGAGCTCACTTGGGCTCAAGCTGGAATAATGACTTGGAACCAATTGAAAGAATACGAATAAAAGGAGCGATGCGGGTTACCATGTATTACAAAGATAAAAAGGGAAGGAGGTTGTTAAATGAAGTATACATCTAATTATAATTTGAAAAAGCCGGAAGGAACGGACGTTGTCAATATTGACGATTTGAACGAAAACGCGGACATAATTGACCAAAAGCTAAAAGAGTTGGAGGATGGCGTACACAACGCTCCACCCAACAGCGTAAATGATTCGGCTATTGGAACTCGTACACCAGACCAAACTCAGGTTCCAACAAGTCCTGGGAGCGGTACGCTTTCTCAGATTCTCAGCTGGCTGGCAAACCGAATAAAGGTCATAACTGGCAAGACTAACTGGTGGGACGCACCACCAACGACACTCCAGGCGGCGAAAAACCATATAGATGCTGCCGCTCCTCACAGCGGTCACGAAACTCCTTCTGGAGCACAAGCAAAGGTGGATACGCACGCAAGCTCGAAACAAACGCACGGTATTGGAACTGGTTATTACATCGCCAAAACCAGTAGAGCGGACCAACTAGTTGCCTGGGACGATATACAAGGGAAACCAAACCTGGCATCCGCCGCAGAGGTTCAAGCACACGTATCGGACAACGTAAAACATATTACTTCATCGGAAAGAACTGCATGGAACAATAAACTTGACGCAAGTGCTTATACTGCCGCAGACGTATTAGCGAAAGTAAAGACAGTGGATGGCAGTGGAAGTGGATTAGATGCGGATTTATTGGATGGCGCTCATGCGGGTAGCGGACCTAATAACGTATTGAAGTTGGACAGCGGAGGATTCGTTCCTCTACTAAACATACCTGGAACACTAACTGGAAAAAGCGCAGATATGGTGGACGGAAAGCATTTTTCAGACATACAAAATGACGCACAAGCAAAAGCAGATGCCGCACTGAATTCCGCAAAAGCATACACAGACCAAGAGGTAGCTGAAATAAGCCAAGCACTCGATGCGCATAAGGCCGCCAAAATAGCGGCGCACGGAGTTGCCAGAGGAACAAGCACGTTTGCCGGTCAGGGCCAGGAGAGAGCAATAGCCCACGGCTTGGGAGCGACTCCGAAGGCGGCGTACGCTACACCGACAGTAGATCCGCAAGG